ACAATACTTATATTACTTGGAAATACTGGTAGTGCCCATGGTCCATGCTCTTTATATTTACCTCTATGATTTGATCCAAATTCTTCAGTAAATTTAATTAATTCATCATTTTCATCTCTAAATGCCATTTGATCTTGCATTCCACCAGTTACAGTAGCAATAATTGGTTTTCCAGCCATCATTGCTTCAGTTAATGATAATCCCCAACCTTCATTAGAACTAATTAAAGCACAACCATCTGTAGCATTATAAAGTAAATTCATTGATGGTGTTGGATATCTATTTTGATCAAATATAATGTTATATTTTGTATTATATCCAAATAACATATCTTTAACAGCATTTAAATCTGTACCGTTTTCATCAACTATTTGAGTATGTAATACTAATGCACATTTCTCTGCTTTATTTTCAGATAATTGATCAATAAATATTTTCCATGCTAACATTAAATCAGAAACACATTTGCGTCTAATGTTACGAGCATTATATAATAGAGAAAAATCATATTCTTTACCACTATATAATGATTTTTTAAAATCCTGTAATGTTAAATATTCAAGTTGATCGCTTGTAATAGGAAAGAAATGATCTTCATTAATTCCATGAGGAACATATTTAATTGTTTTATCTTTTGCTTTATCACCTAATACAACACGATTAATGTTTTCTGTTTGCTTTGATATAGCTAATAATCCATCACATGATTCATAATATGGTTTATTATACATTGGATAAGGCAAATCATCCCAAATATTAAGATAAAGTAAAGGTATCTTTTTTCTAATCTCATGCTCCATTTGAAATAACCAAGTCCAATATCTTGGATCAGTAAATATCATAATAGCGTCTGGTTTTTCTATATCCATTATTTGTTTTAAAATAGTAGGATCCCCATAACCATTAAGAGGATATAAATAAACACTAGCATCTGTAAGACCTGTTTGTTTATTAGTATCATCGTTTAAATCAAATCGTTTACCTTGATCAGGATGTTGAATAGCACCACCCATATTTACCCAATTAAAATGGTGGGAAGTACCTATTACTATTTCACGAGCCATAGTGGATATACCAGATGTCATTCTAATATCATCACACATTAATAGAATTTTTTTACGTTGTTCTCTAGGAATATAACCTTCTTTATTCATGTTTTATTTATATTTTATTTTTGTTCTGGTAGTTGTGTATCTAGTTGATTATGAATATCTATTCTAAATTTTTCATCTGTTAGGTATAAGTACATACATCTTTCTGTTAATTTTTGAATACTAAATTTATACTTTATACATGATATTTTGAATTCCTCGAACAAATCTTCAGGAATTTTAACACTTGTTAATTGCATCTTTGCCATAATTTATATATTTTAAGTTAATTACTATATATAAATATATACAAACTTAAGAAGATGCAATTTGATCACAATGAATAGTATTAACATATGGACACCATTTACATGATTTTTCTCCTACATTTTTAATATATTGCTTTTCTATTGGTTTTCCAAGCGAATCAAAACAATCTTTAGCAAATAGTTCTAATTTATCGACTACTTTCTTTCTCTTACCTTTACCACTTGCTGGTTTAAATTGTTGTATTCTAGGGATTATAAAATCATCAGTATCATATATTTTACGCTTAACAATAAAAAATTCAACTTCAATCTTTTCAACATCAAAATTATATTGTTTAGCAAAGAATTCCTTATATAGTAATATTTGAGCTACTTTTAATTCATCTTTTTTTTCTCTATCGGACCACCCACGAGTAGATGTTTTTATATCGTATATATAAAGTTTATCTAAATCAGTATCATATATTACAACGTCTATAAACCCCTTCAGGAAAATATTGTTTGAAACGTTGACTAACAGTGGTATTTCAATACCTACTAATTTACATCCCCTATTTGAAAAATATTTATTACGTTTCTTTTTAAACCATTCTAAAATTGCTTTTCCATCCTCAAAGAATTCTCTCATTTGAACAGCATCTGATATGTGTTCTTTTGTTTTATCATAATGATCTTGATATAACTCAATAAACCGGTTTTGAAAATATTCATCTAATTTAATAGTATGATCTGCAAATACACCAGAATTTTCATACATTACTGTTAAATAATTCTGAAGAGTCTCATGCATAGCAGTTCCAAACAATGTGTGGATACTGTTAGAATAAGGGTTTAAATTAAGTACATAACTGTTATACCATTGATGTCCACAAGTAGCATATACAGAGTATTGAGAATAGGATATTGCTTTTTGATAAGCATAATTTAATTCTGGTGGTTTATGATATAGAATTTTAAGTTCAACATCCGTTAAGGGAGTATTTTTAGCCATTATATTATTTTTTCCATTTACCCATTTTAACTAAAAGGGCAATTATTGAATAATTAGATAAATCAATATAAGCATCATCTATATGTTCATTTTCTAGTGGATTTTGTTTTTTTAATAATACTAATTGTTTTAAACGTTGCATTTTATCCATTGAACGAATCCAAATTGCTGTTAAAGATAAATTAATATCTTCTTTAGTTTCTAAATTAGATCCCATAGCAATATTTCCTAAACCATAAGATAACATCTTTTTAGCAAATAATTCATATTGTTCCTCTTGTATTACTTTAAACCCATCAGCTAATTCAGGATATTCATTTTCGAAGTCTTTAATAAAATTATGTGGTTGTTTATTTTCCATTTGTTGTTCTAGTAATGTTGTAAATTGTTTATAATATCCAGAATTATTAATATATCCCATATAAACTTATTTTCCATTTATTTGTTGAGTTATTATTTCTAATTCTTCTTTAGGTAACATATCAATATATTCTTTAGCTTCTTTCTTAGATACTTCAAAATATTGCTGTACCGCTTCTATTTCCTCTATACTATATTCTTGTTTAGTATTTGACTTAATATATTTTAAATACACATATTGTTTTGGGATTATATCTCTATATAGATTATATAGATATTCTCCCTTCATTTGCCAAGTATTCTTCTGTACTATATTTACAACTTCGATATAGTCTTGATTCATTGAGAGGAAGCGGTTAATCATCCAATTATTCCAACCTTCCTCCCCTAAATAAGGACCTTTAGTTACTGTTAAATTTTTTAAATGATCAAAAATGTTCATAGTATTAATATATTAATAAAATTTGGAATTATCACCACTTTTTAATTGAAGAATTTCATTCTCTAATTTAGAAATACGTTTTTCTAATAATGTATTTTTTTCTTCTAATTTAAAAAATTTTGTTTTATATTCTCCTTCATGATCGTAAACAAGATTAAATCTATGATTGACAACTTCCATTTCATTTTTATGTTGTTTTTCAAGTTTTTTAATATCTCTAGAAACATTTTCAAGAGAAGCCATAAATATAAAAACAAGCCCAACACATAATGTTAAAAGAGTTATAACTGTCGTTACCATGATTATTTAGGTAAATTTTTAGGTAAAAATTCCTCATTTACATGACCGCATTTAGAACACATAAATACTGGAATGGGGATAACAGCATCTTGGGAAGTACCTGTTAGAAATCTTGATGCTTTACGTAATAATATCCCTTCTTGGAATACTTCGTTTTGACATTCATCACAGCTTGCTGCTGTGGTTTTATCTAGACCTATGTTTAGTTGTTGTTCCATTTTTATTTATATTTTTTAAATTTCCAAATATAACCGAATGCTGTTTTTTGTTTTTTATTACAGCAAGCGCTTATATCCCCAACTCTAATTCCTGTCTGTCTTGCTGCTTCGTTTATTGAAATATACTCATTTAATTTTGACCCATCAATATTATATTGTTCTACTGGTTTTTTTGTTGGGTGGGAGTTACTTATATTCTGTCTCCATTCGGATGTTTTTACACGTCCTTTAGCAGATTGACTTTTTTTTAATTTAGTTTCTTCAGAATCTTTCTTTCCTATATGAGACATACTCATTTTTTGTTTTGTTATTTCGGACATTTGTCCGGTTCCGTTTGGTTCTCCACCGGCTTTTAATACTAATCCGTTAGGGTGCAATGCATTAAAATAATATGTCCAATATAATTCACGTTCATTTAATTGTTCTAAAGTACATTCTTCAATAGTTTCAAAAGTATGGTTTTCAACTCCATATTTTTTAATTGAATTATAGACTAAAATACATTTTGAAGCATTTAAATTTTTATGAGCCATCATTCTTCTATGTATATTTTTACTTTGTCCAATATACATTTTACCTTTGGGGTTTGTTATTTTATATATTCCTATCATATCAATAAATATTTAAAGAATATATTCCCCGTCAGGGAGATTAAAGAACTTGTTTCTTATTTAATTCAAGTATTTTAGCGATGCAAGCCATCATATTAATTTCTTTATCAGGTACTACACCTGCTCTCCAAATAAAATCATCTAATACTACTGAAATTTCAGCATCATGTCCATATGAATATTTATCTAAATTATCAAATAAAAAGCGATATGCTGTTTGGAAATCATCAACTTGAGCATCAGCTACTAATTGACGAATATCATACCATGCTTTTTTATCTCTACTTGATAATATAGTTGTTAATTTATTTAACCAATCAGTACTTGATACAGTAAATTTAAATTGATTATCTTTAGTTCCTGCTTGTAGATTTTTAATGATTGAACGAATATCAGGATATGAATCTTTAATTAATGCTGCTACTTCTTTAATATCATATTCTACTTTTTCTATATCTAAAATATTAGTACATACGTGTTTAGCAACCTCACCCATTGAAGGTGGTTTTAATATATGGATTTCGCAACGAGATGTTAACGGTTCAATTAAGCGTTCAATATAGTTACAAGTCAATACAAATCGTGTTGATGCTGAATATTCTTCAATTATATTACGTAATGCTGCTTGAGCAGGTTGTGTTAGAAAATCCGCTTCATCTAGTATTACTACTTTAATTGGTTGAAATGA